CTCCTTCATATAACTCATCCCTATATTCTATCATACATTCATTAAAATCTTCACATATCTTATAAATGCAGCTCAATAAGGAGTGATATATGTTATCATCTCTAAACAATAAATCTTCTTTATCTTTAACATGTAAAAACAAAATCTCCGAAACATTAGATACAGCCTCCAGCAACGACTGCTGAACCAGCAGAAGCTCCTGAAGGGTAAACGTCTCTTCTTTCTTAAAAGATTCAGATATTTTTTTTAAATCTTCAGATGATATTATCTCACTAAATCTTTTCTCAAAATCTTCTGAGTTGGATTCCATAATCTCACTTAATAGGACACGCTCCGCCTTCACACTCCAAGTTGTCAAGAGAGAACTCGTTTATATCATCAATAAAAGTAATGTCTCTTATCTTAGACTCCATTTTACCATATTGCTCAGCTGAAATCTCCTCGTAGGGGGCTAAGGCAAAGCCGTGATCACTGTGTAGCAAGAACGAAACAGACTTCAATCTGTTCTTGTAGTTCTTCTTCATCCATTCCTGGATTTCAGGTAGCTCTTCTTTACGGTAATAAACTGTAACAGAGACATTGTTGTCAGCCCATTCGCTCTGAGCTTTTACAACCCACTCCAACTGCTGAACGGCAGTTAAGTCTTTAGCCAAAGTCGCATGCTCAGGGGTCTTACAGGGAAATGATACTACACAAACAGTGTGATTTTCTTTTCCATCAAGACCAATGTCATACTGAACATCGTAGCCTTTTTCTCTACAGTAGTTCACCAATGGATCACTACTACCCATGCGAACACGACGAATATAATACTCTGAGTACGCGGGATGAATTCCCGGTGTGACACCAGCAAGAAGGCTTAGAGTTCCAGATGGCTTAACTGTTGTAAGCTTAATTGAAGGATTGATACCTAGCTCAGAAGACCACTCTTTATCGTAGTCTCTTAATGCCTCGTAGCATTCGCTAACCCAAGACAGCTGCTCCTCAGTAGACTGAAGCCAACCAGTTACACCCTGACCAAGTCTACGGTTTTTAGCAATAACGCTTTGAGACTTAGCGTACGGGTAAGCTAAAGTGGTGATAGCTTTTTGAGTTTTATAAAGAAGCTTACTCAAATCCATAAGCTCTTCTTTGCTTTCGATATTCGGCAAGAAGATCTCAGCTAAATTGCAAGGCTCACCATCCTCAAGACCTATTTCGCCACAAGGATTTGTTCCTATAACACCCTTGTCATTAACTTTTTCACCCAATCTACCATACTTGCGAATAAGATCACGGTTAATTAAACCATATGGCTCGCCAGATCCATCATAGCCTTTCCAAAATTCGTCAATTATCTCGTCGTAAGAGTCAGCAAAAATGGAGTTATTTGAGTTACCGCGCCATGCAGGGATATCTCCCTTTGACCAGTTCTTCGCGCGCAAATACAAGAAGTCATCTGGATCACCAATTGCTATTTGTGCTGAACGGCGTGCAGAGCCAGCAACCACGATCTTACCGATGATATTACAAATATCCAGGGCGTCAACGGAACGAATCTTTTTACCAACACGGGCATCAAGGATCTTACCTATATCAGCCATACCCTCGATTAAAACCTCTGGACCAGACGCAGTACCGCCAAATGTTTTTAGAGCCGCACCATAACCTCTAATCAAAATTGTACTATAGGTAAATGACTTACCGGTGTGGAAGTAGCTTTCCAGAACTTTACCCAAAAGAGAGGACCAGCCCTGTCTTGAATCTGGAACTATAAAGTCTGCGTCGTTAGTCTTCTCATGTAGAATACTATCAACCTGCTTGACCTTCGGCATGTCGTGAACAACTGCTCTTTCAACAGTGAATCCGACTCCACCACCAACCATTAAATGATCCATGAGGAACTGAAAATCCTCAACCTTTGAAATGGTTGTCATCCAGCAGTTAACAAGTGAGACGCCGCTCATCTTTTCAACCAGTGGAGTCCCTAGCTGCCAAAGAGATCTACCTGCAAATATACCCTTTAAATTAAATATGTAATCAAATAATCTTTCAGCCTCTTCCTTAGTATAGTTAGCACCTATTGCCTGTGCGCCTTCTATACAGCGAGCAATGGTCTCATGCCAGTACTCTTTTCTGCCCAGATCCTCAACATCTCTTGAATATGTACGACGATAAACGATTTCACCTAAACCATTAAAACCCCAAGGCGCTGTTTTGCCAATGTAGCTGTTTACAAAATCCTCACTAAGAATATTATTAGACATTTTTTACTCCCGATTTATTTACTTTGATTACGTATTTATTGTTTGTTTTAGCTAGCTCTGCCTTTTTAATCTTTAAGATCTGGTCGACAGTATAAACCTTATGTATTTCTCTCTCAAAAAAATAACCACTTCTCCAATTAGGAATACCATTTACATGATGCTTGTGATTCATAAAAATATTACAAATAACAGCACCGCCGTAAGCTCTAACAAGGTTAGAGATTTTATCTTTTACACCTGCCAAAGATTCTTCTCTGACAGTTTTATCTTCTTTCACATTTTCGTATAGCCAATTAAATGCTTGACGAGTCATTGGTAAAACATCTATTGGATCTATAACGCCTTCTGATATGATAATATTTCTTTTTTTAGAAATTTCTAAATCTTCTTTTAAAACACTTTTATATATATCAAACCAATCATCTCTATTAAATTGCTCCCACCTAGTACACCAAAAAAGAAGATTATGAGGAGGATCAGGTATTGGAACTTTTTCAGCCAGAGGAAGTATAGTAGCACAAGCTATCGCTCTTTTCATCTGGTCTTTTGCTACATTCTCATTACTTTCTTTTTTAAGAAACAAATTCCATAAACGAACTATGTGCTCTTCCCACTCTATGTCAGCGACATACAATTTCAGATACTTATTGGCGACATCTATCGGAAGAACACTCTCTTCAACTACTGACTCAATATCTAATGACGACACTTACTTCCCTTATAATCTTAAATAAAACTACCAAAACTTATAAACTTGCTGGTGAAAAGAATAACCCCGCCTAATGGCGGGGTCACTCTATAGATTTTCACCCGTGCATTATAGCACAGGGAAAGGTATTACGTGTAGCTTAAGCTTCAGCCTTTAAGGGTAGCTGCACTGCCGGGATCACCGACGCGTGTAGCAACAAAACCCTTGAGAACGCTGATAGCAGCTGCAACACCAGCTGTCGCGGCAGCCTTGAGCTCATCAACACCACCAACGGTGTAAATGGCCAAGAAAGCCTGAGCCGCTGTCCAAGCTGCTCTTTCTATTACGTCTTTATAAAGTTTATTCATAATTTAACCTCTTTAACTATATTGTTTACGTATTAGCTTCTCTATAAGAAGATGAAAAGTTAAGCCTAACCACGCTCCTATAAATATGCTCCCTGTGCTCGGTTTTTCGGTTAGTCTCCAGAAAGACCTAGTTAGAGTTTCGATCTTACTGGACTTTATAGCATAAATATCATATGCCATAATACCCAAGACCAATGCTACCCATCCATAAACTCCGCTTGTTCGATCCTTGGAATCTAAAACAAGTGGTCCAGAGAATATATCAGAGAGCTTTGGCCGAAGGAACCCCTTGGAACTCTTGAACTCTATTTTGCCCATACTCATTGTCATAACCTGTAGGATAAGCCTCACCATATCCTGCGGTGAAGACAACAGCACTTTGAACACCACTAAAGGCAGCTGGGATAAAGTAGCCAAATGAACTTGGCGCCCCTTGAGCCTCGGTTCTCTGAGCATGACCGACACCGGTCATGACATTAGCTGAGTCTACACCATCAAAGATATAATTGTTATAGCTGTACTCAGAGAAGTACTGATTTGCTTGACCAAAATCTCTTGGGAAAGCAACAGAACCCTCTAGACCCTTGTACTCATATGGCCTAAATCTAGCACCCTCATACGTGGCACTACCGTCTGGGAATGTGCCTGAGAGAGGATGAACATAGAAAACAGATCCCGTAAACAGTTGTGACAGGAACAGGTTGCCAGGATGACGGCCTGTACCAGGAACATGATGATTATCGGGAGCACCGTCAAGTACATGGTCTGTGCTGTACAGTGGATAGAAAGAATAGGTGCCGGTACCCTTTGCTTTGCCGGTCATAGTTGTATATGGGTTGACCATATTAACAGTACTACGACCCTTTAAGACTGGTCTAGGACCTACGTAAAATGTAGCCATTTCTTATCTCCTTATAAAACGGTATGATATATATAGTAATTTAAAAACTTGTTTTCCCCACTTTAGTTATACTCAATTATAAGATCACTCAAAACCGGAGCAGTCTTATCATCAAGCATACTTAAAGTAACCTCTATCCAAACACTATTAGAAGCTCCAGGATTAGTCAAAGAATAAACCCCTCCATTCTCATATATTACTCTATAAGAAAATGCACTAGACATAAGACTTCTTGGAACATTATATATTTTTGGATTAACACTAACAATATTGTTAATTACACTACCATCTGCTGGAGTGAACTTGATAATAGTTCTACCAGTTGGTAAATACTTATTGAATCCGACATCTAAATCAGATAAACCATAAGTATAGATAGCTTTACCCTGCTCAGTGAAATAGCTCCTCTGATTCATCTTCACCCTTAAAGCAGTTATATCAGTATCAGGGAAGACAAAAGCTAATGGACCTGAATTACTGACCTTATCGGAACCAATAACATCCCAACCCCCGGGTGGAACCTTGCCGACAGCATCGGATTCGCCATCATATAGCGCAGTTCTATTTAAAGGGAGCCATCCATCAGAGGAATCTAAAACAGGATTAGGCTTTGTAGTGTACTCAATAGAAGCAATATCAACACCAAAAGCTGGATAAGGATTAAGTTTTAAAATATTAGTTTTCAGAGAACCAGAAACTTCGGAAGGAACCTTCAAATACAGCATCATCTGAGCACCAGAAGCAGACGGTGTATCAGCTATAACTGTTCTGCTCCAAAACTTATCAGACTTATCTAAAAGAGCATTATATATTGGAGTAGA